TGCCCGCGCTGCCGTTGCTTTAGACCTAAAGAGGCCTATCTGCGTGGCAGTGGCCCGCATGGCATATGTGAACAGTGCCGGAATGAGGATTACACACTGGAACAGATCAAACAACATAACCGGAGGATATATGCAGACCTGCCCTAGATGCCTGAATGAATATCCAAGGAAGCATTTTGTGTACAAGAATGACATTATGCCGGTATGCCGTGCCTGCAGAGTTCGGGCTGTGGATAAAGCAAGGGCTAGGAAGCGTCGAGGGTTAAAACAGGAGGAAAGCGGCTTGCTTGTGCGCATACTGCGCGCGCGGACACTCCATAAGGGGGTAGTCACCAACAGAGAGAAGAAACGGCTTAAATCGCGTTTCCTGACGGCAACGAGTGTGACGCGCACAAGGATTCGGATAATGGAGAAAAAGGTGCTTGCCGGAGGGGATGGGGAGGACGGCGTTGTCAAGCGGGGGAGTGTCAAGACGACGAGAGCATTGGCAATCCGTAAGGAACTTCTTACCCGCTTCGAAATCGCGTACGCCAGACAACTGGAAATGCTTGATAGTGGCGTTACGCCACCGGACATAAATGACATGATCTGAGAAGGTGCTTTCGTAGGTCACTTGGGAACAGGTGTCAGATACTAAACGAAGGGGACATTGGACACATGTCCGCTGTCCCTGAGAACAAAACGCAGACGCAAAAAAACCCCGCTTTCGCGGGGCTTGTGTTGCTTTGTTCTCAGAACGCCTGCTTACGCAAGAACGCAGGGATATAATCGTCGCCTGCGCTATCCTCTGGCGGTTCGTACTGCATGAATGCGGCAAACTGCTCGTTAGTTATGACAAAGTCTTCGAATAGCTCGCCGTCTGTGAAATCTAGGCTAAGCGGGTCAGTATAAAATGCGGGTATGCGATTGTCCACGATATGCTCCTTTAGTTAGTTTTGGGACAACGGACAATTGTCCGTTGTCCTGTTTGTTACGCCTTTGTTTGAATATCCTTCAGGGCGGCGATAACTGCGGCAAGCCCAAGCTGCGCCTCACGACAATCCGCCACGAATATTTCAGACATCTTTACCTTAAAGGCGGCCAGCTGGCTGATAAACTTATCCTCGTTCGCGGCAGTCTTAGCGTTATCCCGTGCATCGTCGCGCTCTTTTTTCGTGGTCTCTTTTACAAGTTGCTTGGCCATGACTCGTAAGTCCTTTGCGCCAGCTTCTGGCTTTTCTTTTCTCAAGTCGACCAATACTTTCTTGACTGCGCGCTGTTCTGCTTTCTTGTCCGCCTCTTTCTTGCGCGCTGCTACTGCTACCTCGTCCGCGCTTTTCTCTTCGCGCGGCGCTATCCACGCAGCGGCCACGTTATAACGGCGCACGGCACGAGCGATACTATCCAGCTCGACATCTCGGGCTTTCGCTAACCCTTCGCAGAACACATCTAGACGGCGTTTATATTCTTTACTGGCTGCATCGCTCACCAGCTTGGTGGCGATACCTTCGCGCAGCGTGGCCGTTATCTTTGCATAAGAAAGAGTGTGTTCCTTGTCAGTCTTGATCGCCTGATCAATTAGCCCGCGTAAGGTAGCGGCGGACATGATAGCGAAGTGAATGGCGGTTGCTGGTTGTGTAGTTTGATTTTTCATTTTGGTAACCTCTTATAGTTAGTTACTGGTAAGCGTTATTGCCTAGCCAGTAACTACATCTTACACCGTGCCGCTTTACATTGCAAGACCGTGGACATGTGTCCAGTGTCCCCACGTGGGGGGCATCACCCCCTTTTCGGGACTCGCGAGGCGAGGTTTAGTACTCAGTTTTCCCCAAGCAACTGGTTATTTTGTCAAGTGGTTTACATAAAGCTGGGGGTTATTTTGTCAAGTGGTTTACATAAAGCTGGGGGTTATTTTGTCAAGTGGTTTATATAAAGCAACTGGTTATTTTGTCAAGTAAAATAAACATACCCCCACCTAAAATTTTTTTGCATATTTTGAAGCGCTGTGGTACAACCGCGGCACTCCAGTTCATACTGCGCACACTATGGAAACACCGCTAGCCCATCTGTTGACTATGCCCGACGACATCGGCGCATACGAACCCCACATTGAACGTGCCCCGCTCAGTCATTTGATGCACCAGGCGAGGAACGACCGCGAAGACCTCCAGGCCCGGGTAAAGACCACGGCCACTCTGTTGCAGCATGGGATGGAGGCATCCATAGACGAAGAGGAGGAAAGCACCGCCACCCAGCAGTTCAACCGCATCATCCAGCAGCTCCCGCTGCAGACAAACACCCTCAACAAACCCGGCATCGTGCTTAAACTAGCGGCGATGATGGGGGAGTACGACCATGAGGTTGTGCGCGACGCGGCCCAGATGAGGCAGTACGTCACCAATCGGCTGCTGGAAGAATCAGAGGCGACCAAGCCAGGACCGACACGCATGCGCGCCCTGCAACTGCTAGGTACAATTACCGAGGTAGGGCTGTTTACAGAAAGAACTGAGGTCACTGTAAAAACGATGCCAATGGAAAGCCTGGAAGCGCGACTGCATGACAAGCTGCGCATGTTGCTGCCGGCGGAGTACAACGCGATTGTGCACGAGCAAGATCAGGAGCGACCCGATGGCAACGCTTGATGACTTCAGCACCGAGCAACTGAAAGAAATCCTGACAAACATACATAAACTGCCGATACAGGATCAGGCGGAAACCCTGTCGCTCCTCGAAGAAGTAATTGACCGCCGCGCGGCGGTCAGTGCCAAGGACTCGGTGCTGGCGTTCGCCCATAGAGTTGCGCCGGTGCTGCAGATCGAGACTGAGCCGAAGGTGTTCATGGTTGGGCCACACCACAAGCGGCTGGCTGTTCTGATGGATGCCATCGCCCGAGGCGAGAAAAAACGAGTCTTGATCAGCGTGGCACCCCGGATGGGTAAATCACTATTGTCCTCCTACATATTCCCAGCATGGTATATGGGTAAATTCCCGAACCGGCGCATGATCATGGCATCGCATACAGTAGACCTGGCCGCGGGGTTCGGGCGCAAAGTGCGCGACCTGATCGACACACCCGAGTACAGAGCGGTGTTTCCTGAAGTGGAGTTGAAAGCCGACAGTAAAGCTGCGGGCCAGTGGGCTACTAACAAGGGCGGAGAATTCTTCTCGGTAGGTACCGGCGGTGCGCTGGCCGGCCGCGGAGCCGATTGCGTTATAATTGACGACCCGTTCAGTGAGAAAGATATTATCTCAGGGAATACGCAGGTGTTTGAAGACGCCTGGACTTGGTTCCAGTCTGGTCCCTTGCAGCGTTTATCTCCTACCGGCGCTATACTCGTTATCCATTGTATGGTCGGTGATACCCGGGTTCTCTTGCCTGATGGGACAGAGAAAAATCTTCGTGATGTCGAGGTTGGGGACGAGATCGCGACGTACGACAAGGGTAAGGTCACAAAGGCCAAAGTTCTGAATTGGGTTAATCAGGGTTGTGATCGCGTGCTTGCAATTAGGATGAAATCAGGTGTAATAGTCCGTGCAAACAAGAGACATCCGTTTCTCGTGCAACGTGGAGACACAACAGAATGGACCAAAGTAGAAAACCTGAAAGTTGGGGAACATATCCTCCGGGTAAACACGGGAGTAACAAAGGAGTGTCATGCTCTGTTGAAGGCTGCGGCCAACCAGCCCGATCCAGAGGTATGTGCGTCCGAGATCATTCTTGACGAGATAGTTTCAATTACCGAGGATGGGGTTGAAGAGGTGTTCGACATCCAAGTCGAGGGCACGGAGAACTTCATCGCTAACGGGCTGGTGAGCCACAATACACGATGGGCAAAAACTGATTTGATCGGCCGGCTTATCGACCAGATGGCGAAGAACCCGGACTCCGAGCAGTGGGAAGTGGTTGAGTTCCCGGCGATACTGAACGAGGATACCCCGGAAGAGAAATCCCTGTGGCCAGAGCGGTGGCCCCTGGAGGTGCTGAAGCAAAAGAAAGCAGTGATGGCACCGTTCCTCTGGAATGCGCAGTACATGCAAGCCCCCACCGGTGAGGCAGGTGCGCTGATAAAACGCGATTGGTGGAAGACTTGGGATAAGGAAGACCCGCCCGACTGCGAATACGTGATCATGAGCCTGGACGCGGCGCAAGAGGCACACAACCGCGCGGACTATAATGCGTTCCAGGTGTGGGGAGTGTTTTACGACGACACCGGTCGTGGGGCTCCGATAGCTAACATCATCCTGCTCGATGCGTGGAAAAAGCGTATGGAGTATCCGGAGATGAAAGCTGCCATGATCGACGAGTACGCAAAATGGGAACCGGACACGTTTGTGATCGAGAAGAAGTCTAGCGGCAGCGTGCTATACCAGGAATTGCGCCACGCGGGTATCCCAGTGTCGGACTTTACCCCCGGCAAGGGGAATGATAAGATCGCGCGCGTTAACTCAGTTTCTGATATATTCAGTTCCGGTTTAGTTTGGGCCCCGACGGAACGGCGCTGGGCGATGGAGGTTATTGAGGAGTGCTCGGACTTCCCAAACGGGGAACACGACGACCAGGTTGACGCCATGACCCTGGCTATACGTAGGTTTAGAACTGGCGGGTTTATAAAACTACCCACCGACGAGAAGGATGACGAAGATGGGTATCGCGGTAAACGCAAATATTACTAGGAGTAGATTATGATCGTACCTCAGATGTACCCGACAACACGTAAAGAGCTCACCGGTGAGACCGAGGTGGGTGATATCGAGGTTATTTTACCTGGTGAAGACGACAAAGAGGGCGTAATCCCCACCGATTTGACCCCAGACGAGGAGCATGATGCGTTCTATGCGAACCTGGCAGAGGATTTAGACGATAAAATCCTGGGTGTTATCTCCGAAGAGGTCACCGAATTGTACGATAACGACCTGCGGTCCCGCGCGGAGTGGGAAAAGACGTACGAAGAGGGTGTAAAACTGCTTGGTTTGGGTATTGAAGAGCGTACCGAGCCGTGGGACGGTGCCTGTGGTGTCGTTCACCCCCTGATGGCTGAGTCCGCGGTGCGTTTTCAGGCCGAAAGCATCACTGAAATATTCAGTGCGCAGGGCATTTGCAGGTCAAAGATGATCGGTAAGACCGATGAGGTCAAGGAAAAGGCCGCGGTGCGTGTAGAAAACGACATGAACTGGCGTTTGACCACGCAGATGAAGGAATATCGTCCCGAGCACGAGCGTATGCTGTGGAATCTGGCAATTATGGGCTCGGCGTTTAAGAAAGTGTACTTCGATCCGAGCCTGGGACGCCAAACGTCTGTTTTTGTGTCCGCGGAAGACCTGGTTGCCCCCTATGGCGCAACTGATATATCCACAGCGCCTCGCTTGGCGCACAGGATGAAGAAATCCAAGAACGATATCAAAAAATTACAGGTCGCAGGGTTTTACCGCGACATCGAACTCGAAGAACCACCCCAGAGCAGCTCCCGCAGCGCTAAAGATAAGATCACCGGTGTGGTATCCATCAAGGATGATCGCCTGGACCTGATCGAGATGCACGTTGACCTGGATATCGAGGGGTACGAAGACGTGGATGAGAACGGTGACGAGACCGGGATCATGCTCCCTTACGTTGTGACGTTCGATCTGCACTCCAAAGAAATTCTGTCGGTATACCGCAACTGGAAACCCGACGACAAAACTAAATCCCGCGTGCAGCATTTTGTGCATTACATCTATATCCCCGGCTTCGGCTTTTATGGTATGGGCTTGGTCCACTTGGTTGGTGGTTTCGCTAACAGCGCGACCTCGTTATTGCGTCAGCTGGTAGACGCCGGCACACTAGCCAACCTGCCCGCCGGTTTCAAGACCAAGGGTATTCGCATTCAGAGCAACAGCGATCCGCTGCAGCCTGGTGAGTTCCGTGATGTGGATGTCCCGAGTGGTTCACTGCGCGACAATATGTTACCGCTCCCATTCAAGGAGCCTAGCCAAACCCTGTTGGCGCTGTTCAATGAGATCGTGGAGGAAGGTCGTCGCATGGCGGCGGTCAGCGATTTGAACGCGTCGGACATGAACCAGGAAGCACCGGTTGGAACAACACTGGCTATTCTGGAGCGCAGTCTAAAAGTGATGACAGCGATCCAGGCGCGCTTGCACGCATCGTTGGCTGAGGAGTTGGGCTTGTTGCACACGATCATCAAGGATCAGTTGCCCGAGGAGTATGACTACGATGTCGAGGAAGGTCGTCAGGTTAAACAGGCTGATTATGAATTGGCGGAAATCATTCCGGTGTCAGACCCGAACGCCGCTACTATGTCTCAGCGCGTTGTGCAGTACCAGGCGGTTATTCAGATGGCGCAGTCGAACCCGACTATCTATGATCAGGTAGAGCTGAATCGCCAGATGCTGGTAACCCTGGGCATCAAGAATGTGGAGAAGCTGATTCCGGCGAGTGCTGATCAGACACCGAAAGACCCGATTGCGGAGAACATGGCTATCATCATGGGTAAACCGGTGAAAGCATTTGCGTATCAGGATCACGTATCCCACATACAAGTGCATCAAGCGGCGATGCAAGACCCGCACATCCAGCAGTTGGTTGGTCAGAGCCCGACAGCTTCTGCTATTTCTGCTTCCGCGGCGGCACATTTGGCTGAGCACGTAGCCTTCGAGTACCGTCGCCAGATCGAGCAGCGCCTGGGAGCCCCACTACCCCAGGGCGATGAGAAGATGGACCCAGAAACTGAGAAACAGCTCAGCGTTGCGCTGGCAGCGGCGGCCCAGCAAGTACTACAGCAGCACCAGACTGAAGCAGCCCAGCAAGCCGCGCAGCAGGCCGCGAAAGACCCGGTACTGCAGCAACAACAGGAGCAGGTCAAGATTGATCAGGAGAAGAATCAGCTGACCAAGTACAAGATCGACAAGGATTTTGCGCTAGGTAGGATGAAGATACTAGCGGACGCAGGCAAAGTAGATGAGATGCACAAGCATGAGTCGGAGCAAGCCGCACAGAAGTCCTTGATTGACGCAGTCAGGTTTGATCAGGAGCAGGCGGCAGGTGGCGTGGACCCTGCCCAGGTCGCGGCGGAACATCAGCAACAGCTGGCGCATGCGGATCAGCGGCACCAGCAGAAAACCCTGCACGCCAGCGAGGCGCATAGGCAGAAAATGAAACACGCGGAGGAACAGCGCCAGATTAACGCTGCCGTGAACGCAGCGAGACCCCACATGGAGGATAAAGGTAGATGA